AATTTTTAATTATTTTAGAAGTTACACCTTCGTTGGAATACTTAGATATTGATATATCAACTGGTTTTCTTGTTCTTTCTGCTGTTGGTCTATATAAGTGTCTATTGCAAGCCATTATTGCTAGCCCAGAACTTATAGCGGCATCAAATTTAGTTCGTCTTGTTATGTCAAACTTAGCCCAATCGTTTAAAGTTTCATTAAAGTACATTGTGCCATATTCGCCTTCAGTTATTTCGCCAACGTGGTCATTTATGTAGGTTTCAATAGCAGCCGCGTGAGCTTGCTTTATATCTTCGCTAGAGTTGGGTATACCACCTATTTCTCTTTCAGCTACAGAAAGCTTGTTCCACACTTTGTCTGGTCTATTCATACTATACCCTCTATAACCTCTACGCTTTAAATAGTAAAGTAATCTTGGTTTGTTGTTTTCCGCAAGTAATGGCATGCCGTAAAAAACTAAAGCCATTAATACATCTTCAAAAAACATTTCAGCGGTTTGTGGTCTAGCTATGTATTCTAAAAAAAACGTATTGGCAGGAGCATCTTCCATCGAAAACTTTGTTAATCCATGAAGAGATCCGTTGGATCCTCTACCATCAACAGTACCGCTAATATCATAACTATCGCAGCCAAAAGCTCCCATGTGATCATTGCCAGGGTATTTTATTCCGTTTTTTATATAAAATCTATTCTGAAGGTTTACTGGAGGTGCCCATGATACTTTAAATCTACCGTTTGGGTTTGGCGTAAACATAACTTGAGTATCTTTAACACCATTTCTCCATTGAAAGTTACCTGTATTAACTACAGCTGTTGTTCCAAGGCCTTCGTTATAATCTATTTGCTCGTAAATCTTAACTAGATTAAACAAGCTGTTTTTTGTTTCATCTCTGAAAGCGTGTTCTTCTGTTCTAGGAAATTGACGATAAAATTCATTTAAAGCATCTTGGTCGCTTTTAAGTCCTTCTACTTCATTCTCCCAATGGTTTACTACGCCAATATCTATCAGTTCTCCGTCTGGTCCAAAAACATCGGTTCTTGGAGTAGAGAAGACAGGTCGTCCATGCTCGTCAATAAATCCCTCAAAGTTCCATTCCATTGGAATAAACAAAGCATATAAACCAGATTTTGTTTGACCATTTCTATTTCTTTGCGTTGCATCACTATCGTTATACAACTTTTTAAAGTTATCTCCACCTTTGTCCAAAGCGTTAGATGTTGATCCCATCATACACTTACCTATAATTCTGCTACCTAATCTTAAACACGTCTTTGTAACACGCCAATTATTAAGTATGTTATCTGGCCTTTCCCACTTACCACTTTCATCGTGTACTAATAATGAAAGTTTTTCACCATCATAACTGTTGTCTCCAGTGTTTTTCCAGTCAATCGTAGTATCCAGACCTTTAATCTCTTCTAGCCTTTCGTTTACCTCTATTTTTTTACGAGTAAACTTACTCGCTGGCACACGGTACGCTAGCTCAGATTTTGGTCTATCCATACCATCTTGTATGGGTTTAAAGAAAAAAGGATAGTTTATAGATATAGGCACAACCTTGTCAGTAAACATCTTTTTAGCATCAGCACCACTTTTAGACAGTATACCATATCTAGAGTCACTCGAAATTGTAGCTAAGTTAACTATCTCAGCTGATGACATAAAAGAAAAGCCAGAACGTCTATTTTTAAGATAGCACATACCGTAACATCTTTTATCCGCTTTACAAGCCTCCCAGAATATATAAAATAATCTATTAGCCTCCCTAAAATCAGGCGCACCAACATCTATTTTGCTCCACTGGAGGTACATGTAGTGAGTTCCTGTAATATAAGTTGGAACACCAGCATTTTGAAACCAGAAACCTTCTTCTCTTCTCTTGAATTCTTCATCTATATAATCGTACCATTGTTCTTTTTGCTCATCTGGATAAGCCTTCCAGTCGAATATTGTTTTAACTTTTTTTAGCAAGCTTGGTTTTTCAATTTGCTTCCATTTGTTAAATTCGTTTTTATAACAATTTTTAGGTGCTAATGGCAAAGCTATTTTAACACCTTGTATTTCATACACTTCGCCTATTTGCCCAGTCTTAGATATTACAACTACGTCGTTGTCTTTATCATAGCCGTACTTCCACTTTTTAGACTTATTTAATCTTTTTAAAGTGTTGTCTCTAATAGGCGTTATTATTTTATATAGCGATTGCTCGTAACTCATTTGGATCTTCCTTCAGCAAAACCTTTAAATACTCTTTCTTCTTTTTTATCAGGCTCTTTTCCGTTAAGTAAATTTTCTTCTTCTTGTATTCTGTTAAGTATTTCAAATGCGTCAAATATAGCTAACTTTTTAGTTGCAGCTGCATTTTTAAGTCTATCAGCAGTAATATCGTCTCCACTGTCAACAATAGCTTCTTTAGCAACTTTAATTAATTCTTCAACTGCCTTGTGCCCAGCTTGGATTATACGTTTTTTCGTTTCCTTTACGCTCATATTTAGTTGTTATATACTTATTATAAACTCTATAAAGTCTTTGACCATCTATTACAAATTCATACTTAGAAAACGGTGTGTACCCTACAATTTCGCCTATTTCAAACTCACCGTCGGAGTAAACAACAACACCTTTATCAGGATCTTCAACTTGATCCGACGATAGTTTTTTATCACAAAGTAGAGGTTGAACAAAACAAAATCCCGGTATAGGTTTCCATTGATTTTTGCTTTTGTAAAGATATATTTGATCTTCACAAACCACATAGTTGTTTTCTGAGAACCAGGCTTTACTGTTTCTTTCTATACCTTTTATATCGTGCCATCTTCTAAATACATTGTGATGAACTATTACAGTGTCACCAGGCTGTATTTTAGTGTTGTTGAATCTAGGGCAAGCTATAACTTTAGCTTCTCTGTTAACAAACTGATGATTGTATACCTCAGTGTTTAATATAAGCTCTTTGTTGTTTACTTTTTTAGAATTGTTGTATCTCTGGCCAACTGGTTGTATAACAAAATTATACAGACTTTTCATTTAATACTCAAGATTATACTCGACTGATACAGCCATGTTCTTATTAAAATCTTTCCAAGGTAAGACATTTTTTCCTTTTCTAATATATATAGAATACTTGTCGTCTTCTTCTATAATATCACAAATAGTATGACCACCATACACATCCTGTCCAACAGAATAGTGCATGGCGTCAATTTTATAGTCTTTGCCTATCGTTATTTTACGAATCAGCTTGCTCATCTTCTTTGTACTTTATTTCACCAGTTTGTATGTTAACATCTACATCTCCGTACTGCTCTTTTAACGCAGCGCTAAGTTCGTTAACTTTCTGATTAGCATTATCAAGTTCATGAAGCAAAGCGTGTTTTTTAGCTTCTGTATTACCTACTTCCATTCTTATTTGGTTTGAGTAGTTAACTATTTCTTGTATGCCTTTTAATTGTTCGTCGGTTATTTTGTTAGGTTTAAGGTCGACGACCTTTTCCGACTTTGGAGTTTTTCTTTTTGCCATAATTTTATTTAATAATATATTAATATCCTGGGATGCTCATGTTTTGTTGTAGTTGACTAACTATCACATCCCTCCAATAGCTAGCTTCATTTACACCACCGTTAGCTGGTGTTTGATAGGTTGCAGGCCCCATTATAGGGTGGTAACCTATTAAATTATCTTTTAAATTCCAAGATGCAAAACCATCTGGTTCGTTTATATCACCTATAGTTGCATTGTCTGCAGAAAAATTACCTTCTCCTCCAATAATAGCTGTTCTAGCAAACCTTTGAGAATCTGTTTCTGCGCTTGATCCATTATAAGCAGGATCTATCATTATAGCTGTGTAAGAGGGAGTAGCATTGTCAGCTCTATTGTCTATCAACCCGTTTTCTTTTAATGCATCCCTTAGATATGTAATATCTGTTTGATACGTTAAAGTTGGACTATCACTGTCCTCGTGAAAGTTGAAATCATGATACACACTAGAAGACTCGTTGCAAACTGTTATAAAAACAAAATTGCTTGGAGTAACAAAATAAGTGTCACTAAACGTCGTATAGCTTGTAGTGCCGCTAACTGTTTTTAAAGGGTGACCTAGTGCATATACTGTTCTTTCGTTGGCTGTTGGGTTAAGATTTGCAACTGATACGTGCTTGTCGTATTCGTCTGCGCCGTTAGTGGCTGAATTAGTGTTCCAGTCTGGAGCTCCTTCTATTCCACCCGTAGCGTATACATCTTGAAGCGTGCCTCTAAGAGAGTTTTCATTTTTTACGCCGTTTTGGTGAACAGCATCTCCAGAAGAAAAGTAATCACCCATCAAAGCATCAGTGAGCGGTTGAAGTAGATCATTCATCGAGCCCGAGTTGTCTAAGTATAAAAACGCGTACGTGTCTTTATCCCAAACATTGCTTGGATCGTCCATATAGTAAGATGGGACGCCTAAACCTGACGGTACTCCTAGTCCAGCTATAAAACCCATTTATTTTCCGAAATAGCAAATTACACCACCGTCTGCGTCAGCTTGAGGTTTAACCTCAGTCCAGCGACCGTAGACTATAATTCCTTTTGGATACTTAACGCCTGTTGCGTCTTCACCACCAACACCAGTGTTAGAAGAAAAGCTAAGCGTTGTACTGCTTCCAGTTATGGGTCTGTTAAATCTTATTGAAGTTCCATCTACGTGTTCAACAATCGTGGCAGGCAGATTTGCATTTTTATCAGCGCCTAAGTATTCTGTATTAGACCACACTGCCATACCTTTTTTTATAGCTGCGTTAGCGCTGGATAAAGTGTGAGTATGATTAGCAGCTGCGTCAGATATTGCTTGTCGTGCTTCTGCTGCGCTGTGAGCAGCGGCTTCAGTAGAAAAGCTCATTGACTGATCTGTAGCTATAGTACCATCGTTGTACTCAGTTCTCATAACCGTAGGTATATTATCTGCTAAAAACTGAACCGCGCATATAACCATACCTTTAGGTGGATATACAGAAGAAGCAGTTTTACAGTGTGCTGACCCTAGTTGGCCAAAAGCGTAAGCTGTTTGCGTATTATTCATTTTATTTATTTATTTGATTGTTCGTTTTTCTTTGAGCTTCCACCGAAGAAGAAGTCTATTATTGTGTTTACTTTAGCGCTCATAGCGCCAAATATTGTTGATATAAAGCTTATTTCAAATTCACCTAAGTCTAAAGACTTTGTAACGAAATAATTAAACATTACAAACGTAATCCCAAAATAAGCTATAGTAAACAACGTTGCTAAAACTTTTTGAATAATAGCATCGTCCTTGTACATATCCCTTGCAGACTTACGGTCTTCAACTTCTTTTGCAAAAGCTTCACGCTCTGCTTCAAGCATAATTGATTTTAATGCTAGTTTTGCCTCGTCTCTTTCTTTGTCAGTTGTAATTACTTTGTCAAGTATACCTTCTGCGTTATCTAAGACTTTGCCGAATAAACCTCCTACCAAGTTGTTTATCATTATCCTAATAGTTTTTTGTTTATCTTCTTAGCTTTTTTAGTTTTAGGATCTTTTTGTTGGTTCTTTTCGTTATCAATAAGATCGCTAAACGTGGGTGCAGTAGAAGTTGTGCCATCAGCAGCTATTAATGTAGGTTCGTCTACGTCTGTTTGTTTAGGCCTAGCACTAACAACATTTTTAGGTTTAGCTGGACCTTTACCCGTGGCGATGTTATCGTTCATTTCTTCAGTTTCAGCGTCATTAACTTGACCTTTGTGATAACCACCATTTTTGTTTAAGGCTGTATCTAATCCCGCTTTTGTTCCAAAGCCCGGCATTTTAAAACTTCCTTCACCTTTGTATTTACCTATACCTGCCATATTTTTTAATCTTTAAATTCCCAAGGAAACTCCGTGCTTCCTTCTTCTAACCACTGACCCTCGTATAATATATAACCATCTTTACGCGGATACGCTTGACCGTCATACATTACGCAGTTGTTGTCATAATCAACCTTACCCAGCTTCATGTGAGTCATGTGCTTCATCTCATGCTGCAGCACTCTTCTATACTCTTCGCTATTTTTAGGTATGTTGCTATTTATCTTTATTACACCTTCTTTGTGAGTTTCACCCATTATACCTTCTGGCAAAGGGCAGTGCTCTATTACTACACCAGCAACATAATCATCTGATGTACCTCTAAAGTTTAATTTTTTATCAGAGTTTCCTCTTTTACTGCCTAGTTTAAATGCCATTATCTATTAGGATCTTTAATCATATCGTCTATTGACTTATTGAAAACTTTATCAGTGTAAGTTTTATTTTTGTAGAATACACTTCTTTCAGACGTAGGCATGTCTTCTTCGCCTAGCAATATTCTATATATTCTACTTATTAGTTGGCTGCATTTAAAGGAGGTCTTAAAAACGCTATACTTTATCGTTGTTCGATTTCTATGTCGCCAAACCTCAATCCAGCCTTTTTTTCTTAGTTTATCCCATCGGGTTTTATCCCAACTCATGGTATAAGTACCATCAATAAATTCTTGTCTTGTAAACCGACCTTGACAATCTAAAAATATTAGTAACTCAAGATCAGCGTCTGTTAACCCGTAAGT